CCCGCACATACGCTATATCCCTCAACGAAGGCGCAAACCCATACTTCTTCCACCACTCATCCACCACCAAAAACACCTCCCTCTGCGCCGGACTCATACCCACCTCCAACTCACCCCTATCCCCCCACACACGCCTCATCTCCTTCGCCCCAACCACCACCTTCGGCCGACGAATCGCGCTTTTGTCCTTTAAAATCAACAACTTAGCACTCTGTTCTTCAACCATTTTGTGTCATCTGGTAACGTTACCACCCCATCACGGAAAATCAAGGACTTACGAGCGTTTCCTAAAGCACTTTATGTCATGTGGTAACGTTACCACCCCCATGTATGGTACCGGTTCAAAAAGATGACGGGGGGGGTTCGCCAGAATCGAGCGGTGTAGGGGGGGTTGGGGCAGAAATGGACGGGGGAGGTGACACTTCGGACGGGATAGTATGTCCAATGACCTGGGACTCCGCTGCGTCAGGCGCGGGGGTGGGGGCTGGGTGGGGGTCTGCCGCCGCCGTTTCGGCACTGCCCGGGCCTGATTCCGCCGACAATTCCGCCAGTAGATCGTTTGCTTGCGATTCCACAATGGTGGCGTCCTCCGCATTGTCGTGGATTAGCCGCTTTAGTTCGGCCATTACATTTGCTTTGGCATCGGCACTACTGGATATCGTTTTAATCTCTTTCCGCTCAGTAAATGCGGCAACCTCAGTAACTGTGCCCAATACCTTTGCCGCCGCGACTTTTACTGAATCCTTCGTTTCCGGGTTAATTACTACTGAAACTAGGGATTGGATTACCAATTCTCTTAAAGCGGCAGGGGTTCGGTATCTCGCGGCTTCTATTGCGGCTTCGTATGCTTCGACCTCAGCCCTGATTCTTTCGTCGCGTGCCAAGAGGTAAGGTTTGGACACTAGGGTGTTGCGACTGGCGTCTGCTTTGTATGCTGTTCTGTAGGCGTCAGCCTTAGTGGCGCCCTTTGCCACTTCTAGGGCAAACCTCTTTTGCTTTGCTGTTAGTTCGCGGGAAACATCTTTTCCTAGGATGGACTCCATAGGGACTGTCTCTAGGCCTTCCCTTATTTGCTTTCTTGTTAGTTTGCTCATGTAGGACTGTTGCCCTTCGGGCTTGCGTTAGTTGCGGCCCTCATCATAGGGGAACAAACCCGGAACATCAAGCCTGGCTATCGATTCCGCCTTCCCGATAGCACCAGGCACTATCAGCACCCAGCATCCGATTGCAACAATCAATTGGACACACTCTGTGCACCACATAGGATAGCGACTGTCCTATCACCTACATGGAGTGTCTCTATGCTTACCCTTGACTACATCCAAGACCCGGGTCACGGATGGATAGCCGCCGATATCCATTCCCTTCGTGCCTACGGACTGACGGACAAAGTGTCTGCCTATTCCTACCGTGACGGAGATACGGTTTGGCTAGAAGAAGACTGTGATGCCGGACTCTATATCCGCGCCCTTCAGTCCGCCGGAGTCGCCTACCGTATCAAAGAAACACACACAAACCGTGACGCGTTTGTCCGCCGCCTTCCCCGTTTCCACGCCTAACCCGGAGCCGCACCATGAGAACCTACAACCCTTGGCGATTCGAAGAGTCCACGAAGACCATCCGTAGCATCCCTCAAAACCATTGGATTGCATCAATGGATTCGTGGGATGGTGCAGAGAACCATGCCGCAAATGCGCGACTGATTGCCGCCGCGCCTGATTTACTGGCGGCTCTTAGCGCAATGCTCGAAAACTGGGAATTCGGCGGATTGAAACCCTATCCAATCGCGCAAGTGCGCGCCGCTATCGCAAAGGCCACAACCCAACCCGGAGCCACAAAATGATTCGCATCAGCATTTTCGAGACAACCTACGAACCCGCAGAAGATGACGATACCGACTATTGCCCTGATGGGCGGACTCATGGAGTAGCGGAGGATAAGCCCGTTACCTTCCGGGAACTAGTCGGACTGTTGCGCGAATACGCGCACCCTTCATGCCATCCGGCCCGAGGTGAAACCTTTGAATGGCTATCCACAGAGCCGGAACAGGACTACATGACGGGTGAATGGACAGAGAGAACCATTCACTTCTCACACAAGAACAGACCTCATCAGTCCCGTTACTGGCGGCTTGCCATGAAAGCCGCAGGATTCGTTCGCTAACCACAAAACCGGAGAGTAACCATGCAAACCATACTGTTCGCGATTCCGCCGCGCCGCCTGAACAAAGCACGTGCCGAATCCATTACTGGCAGTCTAGGCAAACCGTCAAAAATGCCCGGGCTTGCCTATGGAATCTCTGCCAAAAAATGTAATGTTGGCGGAAAACTAGCCCTTGTCCCGGGTTCGGTTTGTGCGGACTGCTATGCCATGCGGGATAACTATTCTTACCCGTCAGTCCAAGCCGCTCACGAAAAACGGTTTTCGGGTCTGTCGTCCATATCGTGGGCGGATTCAATGGTGTTTCTAATCCGCCGCTCAGGGGAAACCTATTTCCGTTGGCATGATGCCGGAGACCTTCAATCCTTCCAACACCTACTGGATATCGTGCGGATTGCGGAATCCTTGCCTAGTGTGGCGTTTTGGCTACCTACAAAAGAAAAGGGCCTGATCTACCGCTACCGCGAAGTGTTCGGAGACTTTCCGCCGAACCTATGCGTGCGACTGTCGGGCGCGATGATTGACGGGAACCCTCCCGCATATGACGGGAACACTTCTACCGTACACAAGGCAAACGCGCCTATCGGTTCCGAGTGTGAAGCATACACGCGCGGCGGAAAGTGCGGAGAGTGCCGCGACTGTTGGAATCGCGATATCAAAAATGTGTCCTATCCGAAACACTAAGGGGTAAAAAATGAGTACAACCTACACCATAACCGAAGGGGCTCTAGTTCAGATGTATCACGGCAGACCCTGCCGAGCATGGGATCTGCCCGAGCCGCCTGCCAGTATCGCTAGCGTTTCTGTTGACGATTTCGGCGGGAATTGTTTCTGCGCTGTAATAGTTCTAACCGATGGCAGAACCGTTACGATTCCAGAATCCGGGCCCGTTCAAGAAGAAAACCCGGATCTTGCATTGATTTATTCGTCCCTCGATGCCGCATGGGAGTGCGAACCGGATCAAGAATTGCGGCTAATCCATCAACCCTGAACAAGTAAACAACGGAGAGTAACCATGAAAATCGAATTGAAAAATGTAAAGCATTCAGAGTTTGCAAGCCGCGAGACGGACTGTTTTCAAGCGTCCGTATATATCGACGGGAAGAAAGCCGGAACTGTCCAAAATGACGGGCATGGTGGATGCAATTACTACGAACCGTGGGAATTGGCAGACACTTTAAACGAGTATGCAAACACTTTGCCGCCTATCCGTTATGAGTACAACGGAGAAGAAAAAACCATTCCGGAAGAAGCCGATACGGTTATCGGAAACCTTCTTAATCAACATTTGCGACTCAAGCGACAGAAGTCACTATGCAAGGGCAAAACCGTGTACAGAATCCCGGGACACGACTATAAGGATGATGAATGGCACATTATCAAGAAGCCATTCGACCCGACCCTCAGAATGTACCTTGTCGGGCGATACGGCGCAGGGATTCGATTCCTAAACGATCAGGTGGGCGCATGAGCACAGAAGATCGACGCAAAGGGGCTATGGATTTGCTCGGCGCATTGTTCCTAGCCATGTGTGTTTTCCTGCCAGTTTTCCTATGGTGGATTGGAGTGATCAAGTGAAGCATTCAGAACACAAGTACCTAGACCTAGGCTACCGATTTGAGAAGGCCCGGACTCCAGCGGCCACCAGGTCGGTTGCAGCGGAGATCCGCGCCTTGTTGGAGTCCGAAACCATAGAAGACAGGGCGCAAGCCCGACACCTAGTTGAGCGTGGGCGACAGGAAGCCCGGGCAATACATTGAAAAGGGGTGACTCAATGTTTACCGTTCGCATAACTCATCAGGGAGGGGAGTCGAAAGACTTTCCCCTTGAGATATACAAGAGTTCCATTTTCGTGGGGTCTGAATGGATACCCTGCGGCAGTTTCTTCGTGCCCGAAGAAGCAGAGGAATACATGGGATTGGAAGGGGAAACCATCGTCTATGCATTCCATGAAGGCCGTGTAACCCGCGACTGTTTGGATGATGAAGCAACTGGCTATCTTTCGTGGGAGTTGCTACTGGATGGCAAGCCCTGCACACATGAAGAATTTTCTATTGCAATGATGACAAAACTCGGAGCGCCGACCTATCGAATCCCCAGTAACCTCGACCACAAGTATCGCGGATGCGGTAACGGGGTAGTTACTTTGGATAAGACAAGCAAGAAAGTATTGGACTTTTCCTACACGGATGAAGACTTGAAACCGATTGAGGATCAGAACATTGAGATGTGCAAGGACGCGGGGAGAAAGATACAAGAAGACGATAAGACCGTAACCTATCGCGCCAACTTTTCCTCATACCAAATCTGTCTGTATTGACCATGAGCGCATACAAACAAGGCTACCTAGCCGGATATCACTTTGGGGATATCGCGCCCGACCCTACCTACAAGGGTGAAGAACTGCGCCAGTATTGGCGTGGGTTTGAACAGGGCGAGATTGACCGAGCAATGGGGACATTCAACGATGGAGCAAAAGATGAAAGACAACCTGGTGCAACTGGTTCTGCGGCCCAGCAACGATAACGACTACCTACACGCGGCGTGGATGATGGAAGAAGGTGGAAGTTTTGCCGCCGCCATTGGCGATGCGTATATCGCAGCCGATCCTCAGAACCGGGCACGACTACGGGCCGCGTTTCCGGATCTGTTCACACAGTTCTACAACAAATGGGTAAACAAATGAAATACACATTGATCATTGGTGATGCCGCAACCTATGAGGAGGGCGGGATTCATCGCACCGACTTCCAAACTGTTGACTTCATCGCGCAATATGCCTATGCGGATGCCGCCATCAAGGATGGTGAGCGTGCGATTACTGGCGCATACGACACCTATGTCATTCCCGAGTTGTACAAGGGAATCATCACCTTCAACGCAGGAGAAGCACCATGAAACTATACGAAGTGGAAATGTGCCGAACTTCATATGTGACCGTGACCGTCGAGGCCGAGTCGCAGGAGGAGGCTAAAGATAAAGCATGGGAGGAGGTGACTTCCGATGGAAGTTGGGGCACAAACCTCCACGCCAAATGGGGCATCGAATCCGTTGAGGATGTAACGGGAGAAGAAGCATGAAGATTAAGACCAACGAACTGAACGAAGCCGCTCTTGATTGGCTGGTGGCGAAGTGTGAGGACACGCTGTTGGATTCGACGCTGTACCAATACTCAACAGATTGGGCGTGGGGTGGCCCGATCATTGAGCGGGAGGGGATCCGACTTCACAGAAGCCACACGGGTAATTGGTGGGCAGGCCCTGAGTCCGATCCGCATCGTCCCGTTTCAGGCCCCACGCCCTTGGTCGCCGCCATGCGGTGCTATGTAGCCTCGCGCTTGGGCGACGAGGTAAATGTGCCTGATGAACTGGCAGAAGGAGCAACAGCATGAAGATCAAGCCGGGAGAACTGAACGGCGCTGCCCTCAACTGGGCGGTGGCAATGTGCTTCGGATGGAAGTGGAAGGCCGACGAAAAGGGCGTAGTGTGGTTAGCCCGACCCGATCCGAAAGCGATGAGGCAGGTGATCAACGCTACATCCATGCGGGTCATGCGGTTGAGCAACTTTCACCCGATTGCAAACTGGTCGATGGTCGGGCCGATCATTGAGCGGGAAAAGATCGACCTATCTTTCATTGGGCACGAAATCAACGGGTTCCAAATATGGCGAGCCGAAAAATTGGGTGTATGGGGAGAACAAGGATTCACTCCCCTAGTCGCCGCCATGCGGTGCTATGTGGGGTCGGTGATGGGTAATGAAGTGGAATTGCCGGAAGCATTGGCAAAAGGAGCAACAGCATGAAAACCTACGAAGTGGAATACCGCCGCACCTCATACATCACCGTTACCGTGGAGGCCAACTCGAAAGAGGAGGCCGATGAGAAGGCATGGCAGGAAATCGAGCATAACCGCGCCGATATCAACGATGCCTGTTGGGAACTTGAGTTGATTCAAGAGGTAGAAAATGAAGCCGGATAAGAAGCAAGCCCTTGTCTCGGCCTACCTCATGGGAGCCAGAGCGCGGACGCATGAGGACATGGTGGCAGCAGTCCGTCTGTCCAAAGTGTTGGAAAGCGCCCTCACCCCACGGGAGGTGGATGAATGCAAACTCCAGGCGGAGTTGGAGTTAGACCCGATGCGGGAGTATCATGGGTTCGATGGATAAATCCAAAACCTTCTTCGGCATCTACATCTACGAAGATGAGAAGGGACACCTTCGCATCCAAGCAGACCACTACGGGCCGGGAATGAACTCTTACACCCTCGGCATGGAGTTGCTGGGCAGAGTGCTTGACTGTGAGATGCACAACCCGGAACGGGTGAAGGTCGAGCCTCTAGCCTACCTTCCGCGTCCGCAGTAGTTTGTCCAACGCCATCGCAGACCTGAGTAGGCCAACTTCTCTCTGCATATCGTTGAAATCGTGCCCGACTGTGGGGGGCAAGAAATAGGGGAAGCCAATCCGTTTCGCGGATTCTTCCCCTGTTTTGCTTTCGTCGTTGTCCGCTACCACAAAGCCGGGGCCGTGCACTAACGCGACTTTTTCCATGTTCCCTGCCGAGAAGCAGACATGGAGGGTGTACTGCTTCTTCAGAGACTTCAGAGCAGCGCGGATTGAAAGTGCCGTGGCGTAGCCCTCGCAGTAGATGTGCGGCCCCTTGTTGTCGAAGACGAACTCAGCCTGTGAAGTCCGTTGCCCGAACAGAAACTTCTTGCCGCCCTCCTGATCGATCAACTGGCAACCGACCAACTTCCCGGCAACCCGCATGGGGATCACCAAGGTTTGCTTGCCATCGGCGGGTAATACGAAGCCGATCTGATCCTCGAAACCCTTGGCCTTGAGGTAGTCATGTCGGGCTTGATCGCACCTGTCCATGATGAACTGGGCTTTCTGTGCCGCTTCCCGCTGCCGCCGCTCGGTATCGTCCTGCGCCTTCTGAACCACGCGAGCCAGTTTCTCAGGATCGAAAGTGGTGGGCTTATCCGACTTCCATACAGAAACTTCTGTCTGCGTAGCATGGTTCTGCACGAAGCCATGATCGCCCATGAACTTGACCGCGCCGTTGCGCTTGTGCGGGTGATCGTCTGTTGGGAATCGCTTCCAAACCCCCAAGGGGGGCACGCTGTCAATCAGGATGCCGTGGGCACGGCAGAACTGAACGAACTCCATCAGTAACCCTTCTTGATCCTGTTGATGTAGGCGCGAAGCCTTTGCTTGATGAACTTCTCAATCTCGGGAGAGGGTGCTTTGGGATGAGAGTGAAGACCTCTAGGCCACACGCCAAACTTCTCCCGGTAGGTGTGAGCAGCACGCCCGTTCGACCATCCCTGATACTGGATGTACCAGTTGAGCATCGACCACCAGTCCTGCTTGGTCGCATGAGATTGCATCGCGCCGAGTTCTTCCATCTCACCAGGCACAGACACAACCTGAGACTTCTTCTCCCGCACATGGCCGCAGTTGGTGCAAGTGTCCGATCCACTCGGCCACAGAGCCTCGCAGACGGGGCAACTGGAGTCTTTCTTCTCCTTCTCGGAGGGTTCCTTCTTGGCCTTCTCCTTGCCGTCATCCAACTCATGGACACCGTTTTGGAAGATCTCCTCCCAATCATCTCGGAATCGAAGGTAGTTGCCGGAGTGGTCGAGCCAAACCGCGAACTCTTTCCCGGGTGAGCCGCGCATGATCCGGCCCATCTGTTGGATGTGAGAGGACAGAGACTTTGAGAAAGGCCGAGCAGAGATACCAATCAGGACATCGGGAACATCGAAGCCTTTGGTCAGGATGTCGGTGGCAATCAGTCCGTGAATCTCTGTGTCGGGCTTGCTGAAATCCTCGATCACATCCCGCTTGAACTGATCGTCGTCCTTGTACGAAATGGATATGAAGTTGTAGCCCTGCTCTGCGAACTTCCGCATCAGGTCTGTGCCGTGATCTACCCCTGCACAGAAGACGATGGTCTTGACTGGCTTGCCAAAGATCTCGTGAGTCTTCTTCACCCACTCAGCAACGATGTCCCCGGTGATGACCATGCCCCGCTTGGTGACCTCATCCTGCGACCATTCACCAGCAACCTTCTTCGCACCTTCCATGTTGATCTCTTTGGAGATGAACACGCGAAGGGGAACCAAGACCTTCTGCTCCACCAAATCTTTGGTGGTGACTGTCGAGATAACATTCTCGTAAATCTTGCCGAGTCCCTTGGTGAAAGGGGTGGCGGTCAGACCAATGACACGGACATCGGGGTTGGCCTTGATGAACTCGACTGTCTGCTCCCGGGTTTGGTGAGCCTCGTCCACGATGAGAAGGTTCAGCCCGGGAAAAGAGCCGCGCCGCTCAAGGGTCTGAGCAGAACAGACTTGGATGTTCTCGTAAGGACGATATCTCCAATGCCCTGATTGCAGCACCCCATGATCGATGGAGTACCGCTCCAAGCGTTGGCTTGTCTGATCACACAGGAT